TTATATGAAGATAATATAGAAGTATTAAATGAAGATAATGTTCCTCTTACTGAGTTTTTACCTATAAATAGTATATCATTAGGTAATATAACTTTTGATACAGTTCCTCCTACAAACCCAGATAGTGTTAATTTACAACAAAATATAGATTCTGCATTAAGAATTCCTGTAACTAGAAATACTTCATATAACGGTGAAATAAGAGTAAGAATATCAGGTTCTATAGTTGTTAGGAATACAGTATCAGTACCTTCAGATTTAAAAGGAACATTATATAATAAAAATAATATTAATGTTATTGGAGAGTTTGATATTCCTGTACCTATACAAAATGTAAACAATTTATCAATATTTTATAACTGGGGATGGACTCCGTGGGATAATGTAGGATGGGCTAAAATCCCTATAGGGGCTACAGCATATTTTTATAATGCAGGTTCAATAGGTATAACTACTACTATTGTAGGTAATAATACTATAACTCCAGTAAATACGAGTACATCACAAGGTGTAGATTTTATAAGAGTAGAAGTAAACTCGGTAAGTGGTTCAGTATCAGTACTTGCGTTAAATAATAATATGGGTGACGTTCCTGATGTTACTAACATTAATGGTGTTTATCCTATAGTTAGTAGTGAAGGATTATCAACTGATTTAGAATTTCCAATAGATGGATTAATTATATTACCTGCAAATACACAACAAGGTGAAATAATTATTACTAATAGTAGTGAAATAACCAGCCGTATTAGAATATTTATGATAGTAGGCGCTGTAAGTGATCAATTATCGTTATTAAGACAAGAAGGTCCTGCTTCTATAGTAGAATCTAACATATATATTCAAAATACTCCATTCTATTATACAGAACCACCAGAATATTTATATATAAGTGGTTCTGTAGACAATGGATATAATTCAGGTTCATTATCTAATGAAAATTGGTATTTTGAAAGAGCAAATTCTATACCTACTGGAAGTTTCTTTAATAGAATGGTGGCTTCCCCAGAACTTTCCAATATATTATATGAAATAAATTTAGAGGAAAATAATATAATTCAATTATTAGATCCTACTTCATCTATAGGTTTTGAAGATATAAAAGATTTCTTTAGACCTAAAATAGGAGATTTAGTAAGATTATATAATCATGATAGAAATGAATTTTTTATACCTTTTGAAAGCGAAATATCTAAAATAATCATACCTACATTACCTCCTAGTACATCTAGTTATGATAATAGATTTATTATAGAATTAACAAAAGAAATTCCTAATCAGGCATGTGTTGATTATAGTACTGAAGGAAATTCTGCTAAAAAAATACAGAATTATATAATTTTATCTAAACAAAAAGATGAAACTAATGTAGTTATATATAAAGATAAAAACGAAGGAAAAACTTCACCAGGAATAATAATTCCTAATAATGTTGATCCTGAATTAAAATCTAAAACAGGTAATATAATTAAACAATTAAAAAATCAAAACCTTATATAGAATTAATATATTTATATAAGATAATTAAAAACATATGGGATATTTAAATAATGACACTATAGTATTAGATGCTATACTTACTAAAAAAGGAAGAGAATTAATGGCCAGAAATGATGGTTCGTTTAAAATAACACAATTTGCTCTTTCAGATGATGAAATAGATTATACTTTATTTAATCCAGAACATCCATCTGGTTCTGCATTTTTCGGAGAAGCTATTGAAAATATGCCTATCCTTGAAGCATTTCCTGATGAGAACCAAATAATGAAATATAAATTAATTTCATTACCTAGAGGAACCGCTAAAATTCCAATAATTAATACAGGATATAATTCAATAACATTACAACAAGGTCAATCATTAAGTATATCACCTCAAACATTAAACTATTTAGGAACTAACTCAACATTTGAATCCTCAGGATATGTATTTAATGTAGGAGATTCAAGATTATTATCTAATTTTGAAGGATTAGGTATTGATACTCCTGATATTGCTGCTACTAATAACCAAACTTCCTTAGGTACTAGTGTATCTAGAGCAGTAATAGGTACTACGTTAAATATTACTGGTACTAATGTAAACACATTATTTGGTTCAAATACTTCTATATCATCTATATTAACTATAACTGGTAGAGATTCTGGAGCTAGAATAACTATTCCAATAAATATAAATAAAGTAAATAATTAAAATATGAGTTTTACATCATTAACTAACGATGACATACAAATCAGTTCAGATTCTATAGTTTCTCCTTTATGGAGTAATGAAGAAACTGTTCTTCAAAATTTTTTCACAAAATCGAATACATCATCTTCATATCTTGAAGTATATAGTCAAAATCCAAATACTAATGTTAATGCTAAAGTAGAATTTTCATTAAATTATGGAAATATTTCTGGGTCAGGTTCAGCACCATTTAATCCATTAGTTCCTTCATTAACTTTAACTAAAGCTATTTATGGTCAAATAAGGACTTTAATAAATGGAGATGAAAATACTGCTATAAATTTTGGAACAGGAAACACTACTTCTGAAGATGTATATGTAATTAATGTAGAAAGAGCTAGGTATAAAGAAAAATTATTTTTAAATACATTTAATTTAAGATTAAGATGTGCATCGGGTAGTATTAATTTAACTAATAATAGTAAAGATTCAAATACTGTTAATTATAATGATGCTGGTAGAGTATACAATATAGTATCAGGTAGTAATGGAAATGCTATATCTTCTGGAGGTTTAACAGACTCTGGATCTTATGGAAAATTTTTACCTGATGTAGGGTTAATATTATTAAATCCAAAGGCATTATCATTACCTTACGCTAGTGGAGGTATTGATTTATCTATAGGAAGCGGAACTGATGTAAGTACTTATAATAACAATAATAATATATTATTTGGTGCTATAAATAGTGGAAGTTATTTTTCATTAAATAGTGAAGAAACTATAACATCTGATTATTTTTATGTTAGAGTTAGACATAATGATTATAATTATACTACAAACCCTTCTATAATAAATGATGCTGGTGAATTTTATTTTGATACTTTAATTAATGATCCTCAAACATATATTACTACAATAGGTCTTTACAATGATTCTAATGAATTATTAGCTGTAGCTAAAACTTCAAAACCATTACCTAAAAATTTCGTAAAAGAACATTTATTTAAAATAAAATTAGACTTTTAATATAACCTGAATGAGTTTTGCATATAAGCCGATATCTCCATCCCAAATTAATATTTCATTTAACGAAGTAAATAAATCATACCAATATGATACATTACTAGATGATAATATTAGTTTATTTGTAGGTGAAAATATTCCATCTAGCTTTATTGATCCTATTCAATTAAATGAATATAATAGGGTTAGATTAAAACAATTTAATACATTTGATGCTATTAATGATGATAAGACTCAAAATGATGAATATAAAAGATTAATATTTTCTTCTATAAAACATTTATTTTATGAAGGATTTATTCAAAATAATGGAATATTTAATTCAACTTCAAGTTATGAACATTATCCTCAAACTACATTATATTCTGGATCTTTTTCAACAACCTTTAGAAATATAAGTAATGTAACTGGTTCTTCCATAGCTAGTATAGAATCAGGGTATAATTCATTCCCTATATATGATAATATTTTTCTTTATGACCAAACAGGATATCAAGATTTTAGAGGAGGATTAATATATATTATTTCTATTCATAAAGAAATATATGGTAATGGATTAAAAGAAAACGAAGTTATATATAATTACAGTGGTTCATATATAAGAGATGATGGATATGGAAATTTATTTGACTATGTTGATGAAGATGGATATAATACATACAAGTTAACACAAGAAGTAACTGGTACTTTAGTAGGTAATGTTATATACAATATGGGTCTATTAATTATTACTAATAGTGCATATTTATGTATATTTGATGTACCTCCAGTAGCAGTAAATAACACTTATACTTTTAATAATCTTCAAGTACCTAATCTATTAGATATATATGCTAATGACTATTCAGATTGTAATGATATAAATTATGAATTAAGTGTATTAGTATCTCAATCTGGTTTTAGTTTCCCTACTAGTTTTTTAGATGCAGATTATTTATATTTAGTAGAAGATCAAAACTTATATATTCCTGGTACTTATAAAATAGGATATAAAATATTTAATAATAATTCTATAGAAAGTAATGTAGGTATAGTAACATTAAATATAACATCAAATCCTTTATCAATAAAAATAGAAAATGATCAAACATGTTCAGGTTCTTTAATAGAATTAGATTATTTGGTTACAATAGGAGGTGGTGTTCCTATATATTCATATTCATATGATAATATTAATTATCAAACATTAGTAGATTTCCAAACTAATGAAATTACAGCACAAATATTAACTAATACATCTTCAATATATGTAAAAGATTATATAGGTAATGTAGTTTCTGGAACTTTTGATTGGTTCTTTGAAAATGAATATGATATAACAATAGAAAGTGCATCTTTTTGTACAAATACTGGTAGTATTACATTAAATACTACAGAAAGTATTATATTTAATATAGAAAATGTAGGAGGGCCTTATAATCCAAACACAAGAATTGCAGTCCCTGTAGGGTCTTATAATGTATTTATAGAAACCCCACAATCATGTAGTATAACAGAAAGTATTACAATACCAGTATCTGATAATATAACATATTCTGCTAATAGTTCTTCTGTTTCTTGTTTTGGTAATAGTGATGGAACTTTTAACATACTTAGTATTAGTGGAGGTAATATTCCTTATGAAGTTAACTTTAATTCTATAACTAGAAATAACATAACAACAGAATCTATATCTTATAATAATTTACCTACTGGTAGTTATGTATTAGAAATAACAGATAATGATAATTGTGTATTTACTTCTAGTATTGATATTTTAGGACCTACTGAAGTAACTGCTTCGATTACTACTGAATATTTAACACCTTGTTACCCTACATTAAATATAACAGGTAGTGGAGGTAACGACCCTTATATCTATACTATTATTAGTACAAATAATATTTATGTATCTACAGACTCACTAATACCATTAACTAGTGAAGGTTTAGAAGAAACATATGTTACTTGTTCTATAGAAGATGTAGATGGTTGTTCTAATATATTTTATCATTATATTCCTGGTAGAATATGGGAATATAGCGGTTCATTCTGTGAACAAATTTAATAAACAATGGCAAACAGCGGATACATAATAAATTCTGGAGTTACACTTAATTTTAATAGTGGACCACTATCAGGTACTTTAGTTTCATCATCTTATGTAGTAGAATTTGATGAAGGTTCATCATTTACTTCCTCTATATTATGTGGAGAAGAATATGAATATAAAATTCTAGATTTAGCATCATGTGCTCCTTCAGGAATTTGTACACCTCCATCTATAAATAGAATTTTTGTAACAGATTGTGATAATTATAATTACACATATACAATACAATGGAATATAAACGGAAATATAGCAGATATACCAGAAACAGTAATACAATATAGTAACCAATCATCATTTATAAGTAGTAGTACAGTATCAGCTAATTCACAAACGATAACTAATACAGCCTCTATAATGAGTACTAATATTGATATATCAGATATGAATAACTTACCATTAAATAGTAGTACTCCAATGTATTTTAGATTATATAATTCTTGTACATCTAATGGAACTTCTTCATTTGATGATTATGAAGCATTAGGATGTAGACTTTTAGTAGGAAATCCAACAGGATCATATAATCTAATAATATTAGCAGAAAATACACCAAATGGAATTCCTTGTGCTGAAAGTAATGCTGGATTTACAAACTCTGAAGGTTTTGTTGGTTTACCTTTTTATATAGATACTAATAGTTTTGATACTGCTACTAATATATATAAAAATAATAGTAATCCACCAACATATGCAGATCCTAATTGGTATACTAACGGAATAATTGCTAGATACTGGAATGGGCTTTCATTTAATCAATCTATAATTTGTAACTAATGATAAGTTTTAAAAATAAATATATAATTCATGAAATGAATATTAATGTAGAAGTTTTGGAAGATGAATTTAATTATTCCCAAAACCCTACATTACAAACTGGTTCATCAGGTGATTTAAAAGAATTTGCTAAGGATAATAATTTTACTCCTTATATTACTACAATAGGTCTTTACAATGATTCTAATGAATTATTAGCTGTAGCTAAATTAGGAAGACCTTTAAGAAAAACTGATAAAAGTGATACTACTTTTAAAATAAAATTTGATATATAATATGGATAGTTGGATATATGAAAATAGACAAATTAAAAAAATTGATGATTTTGGTAACTCTAATGTTTATGGGTTTATATATAAAATAACAAATAAAGAAACAGGAAAATTTTATATAGGTAAAAAGAATCTAATATTTTCACGAAATAAAAAATTAGGTAAAAAGGAATTAAAACTTATTCGAGAAGAAAGAAAAGCTAAAAAAATTCAAGGAAAATTACCCACTAAAAAATTAGTAATAACAGAATCTGATTGGTTAGATTATTATGGTTCTTCAAAAGAATTAATTCAAGAAGTTGAAGAGAAGGGTAAGGATAATTATAAAAGAGAAATATTACAATTAGCATATAATTCTAAACAATTAACATATTTTGAAACGTTATATCAAATGAAGGAAGATGTTTTGCGAAAAGATACTTACAATAATTCTATTCTTGGAAAGTTTCATAGAAAAGATTTTGAGATAAAAAAATAATCTCGTATATTATTGTAAATCTTAAATAATTTAATTATGACATTTGGATTATATTTTAAAGGAAATAATGAATGTATTTCTAAATATGAAACTTCAAATATGGCGTTAAACGATGAACAAAAATTTAACGTAGCATATACTGTTTTTAGAACCAGAAAAGATATGAGAGAAGGTCAATTTAATAAATTATTTGATGTAAGAGTAATTTATGATAAATAATGTACTATTAGGTTTAATAGAATCTGTACTTGGTAAGGGAGAAATAAAATCTAAAGGTAATTATGCGTTTAAATGTTATAACCCAAATTGTAAATCCCATTCCCATCCTACCAAAAATATAAAATTAGAAGTTAATCTAATTCCCATTAAAATATCACATAATAAAGTCGAAAATAATTGGGCTTGTTGGGTATGTGGTGTTAAGGGTAAAACTATCCATTCATTATTCCGTAATTTAAAATTAGATATATCTAAATATTCAGAATTAAATTCAATATTAGGAACTACACAAACTATTTCTAAAAAAGATGTATTAGAACAATATGATAAATTAGAATTACCTAAGGAATTTAAATCTTTTATAAATCTAAAAAAATCAGATATTGTTGGTAGAAATGCATTAACATATTTATTAAAAAATAGAAATATAACATTTGAAGATGTTATTAAACACAATATAGGTTATTGTGAATATGGAAAATATAAAGATAAAATAATAATTCCTTCATATTCCGAAGAGGGTATATTAAATTACTTTGTAGCTAGAACCTTTATTAAAGATCACCCTTATCCTTTAGATGCCCCAAAAACCTCAAAAAATATAATAGGATTTGAATCATTAATTAATTGGGATTTACCTATTATTATTTGTGAAGGTCCTATGGATGCTATTGCTATTAAAAGGAATGCTATACCATTATTTGGTAAAACTATTCCTGAAATATTAGAAAAAAAATTAATATCTGACAATATAGAAAAAGTATACTTATCATTAGATGAAGATGCTATAAAAAATACATTATTTATATCAGAAAAATTGTTATCGTTAAATAAAAAATTATATGTAATTAAGACCCCATCTGATCCTTCAGAAATGGGTTTTGTTAGTTTTACTAAACATATACAAAACGCTAAACCTTTTACATTTAGTGATTTGATTCAACTTAAAATGGAATTATGAAGCCCCTAAAAAACAAAAAATATAAAAGATTATTATTAATATCCGATGACCATCAACAAATTACAATGCCAGATTCTAGGTATTATAAAAGGAATGGCCATTATTATCCTTCAATCACTCATGTATTATCTGTTTATCCTAAAGGTAAACATTTTGAAGATTGGTTAAAAAAACATGGATATTCCGCTGAATATATAGCAGCAAAAGCAGCTGATGAAGGTACTCAAGTACATGATCTAGCAGAAAGATATTTATTAGGAGAGGAATTAAGTTTTTTAGATAAACAAGACAAACCTAAATTTTCACCAGATGTATGGCAAATGTTTTTACGATTTGTAGATTTTTGGGAAACTTATAAACCTACATTAATTGAAGCCGAAGTACATTTATTTTCAGATGAATTAAAGGTAGCAGGTACTTGTGATTTGGTTTGTGAAATAAATGGTGAATTATGGATTATAGATTTTAAAACATCTAACCACTTACAATCAACATATGAAATACAAACCTCAATTTACGCTAAATGTTATGAAGAATGTTATGGTAAAAAAGTAAATCGCACAGGGGTATTATGGTTGAAAAGTTCGTCAAGGGGACCCGATAAAACCGGTAAAAAAATACAAGGTAAAAATTGGATATTACAAGAACCTTCAAGAAAATTAGATAAAAATATAGAAATATTTAAAACGGTTAAAGTATTATTTGATTTAGAAAATCCAAAGGCCAAACCTTATACTTTTACTTTCCCAACAGTAGTTAAACGCAAAGAATAATGAAAGTAAATCCACCCAAAAAACTATTAAGGTTTCCGAAAATAATAAAAGTTCAAGCTAGAACTATAAGTCAAGAATTGGTTTCTATAAAACCCATGGATAAACCACCCATGCCACTAGATGATTATTTAAAAAAATTAGGATTATTAGAATAATTTTCGTATTTTCAAAAAAATTAAAGTTATGAGTAAATGTATTATAGTACTAGGAAGTGCTGGTAGTGGTAAAACCACATTATTAAAACAATTACACGAAAAGTATGATGTATTTGGGTATTTTAAATGGGTTAACATAGATTTTTTTGTTGAACAAGAAGAACATGAATTTTATAATAATCCATTAAAAGCTTCTAATCATGTCAAAAAAGTAGTAATTCCATCATTAATATCTTATGGAAAGAATTTTATTTGGGATTGTACAGGTGCCAATATTAAACCTATTCAAAAATTAATAGAAGATAACCCACAATATGAATTTAAAATAATTATTCATTATTGTGAACCTGTAACGTGTTATTTAAGAAATTTAAATAGAAAACGTACTCTTCCTAAACAAGTAGTTATAGAAAATTGGTTAAAAGTATATTCCCAAATTAGAGACTATACAAAATTAGTAGGAACCGACAATATTTATATACATGAATCTGATTATACTAATGATGAATTAGATATGGTAAGCGATTATCAACATGATTATATATTAGATCATTCAAAAGACAATGATACTACTTCATCTTTTAAAAAAGAAGACACAGTATATTCTAAGGAAGAGCTTAATAAAAAACAGCAAAAATTTATAACTATTCTAAATAAATTAAAAGAAGAATATCTTAATATTGATAATGAAATTACTACATTCAACGATAATTTTGGATTAATTACATTAGAAAATATAGAAAAATCAACATTATATAAATGGATATTAATATAAATAAAATTACAAACAAGTTACTATCAGAAATAACCCCAACTATTGGGTTATATCCTGGTAAATTTAAACCACCACATAAGGGTCATTTTTATGTAGTAGAAAATGCTGCTAAAATATGTGATGAAGTACATATTATTATTTCAAATAATATACATGAAGGTTATGATGATTATTCTTCTAAGAAAGTATGGGAAACTTATAAAAAACATTTACCAAATAATGTAAAGATTAAAATAGCTAAAGCATCTAGTCCAGTTACTGAAGTTTATAATGAAATAAAAAATAGAGAAAATAACTATTTAGTAATTTACGGTAAAGAAGAAGAAGGACGTTTTAAAGCTATAAGAGAAAATAGAGAAAAATATTGGAATGCTGATATAGTAGATGCTGGTAATAAAGATAATTTATCATCAACACAATTACGTGAATGTATTAGAAATAGAAATATTGAAGGTATAAAACAATTAATACCTGAACAGATATCAGTGCATAAATTTTTATTTAATTTTCAATTACATGAAATTAAAGTAAATTCACCTGGTTTAAATTTTCCATTAATAATTAAAACTCAAGAAGAAGGTCAAAGAATAGCAAAACAATTACATAAAGCTGGGTATACTTGGGAATTAGGTTCTCCAATAAGATATAATGATTATCCATTCATGAATGTATTACATGATGATACATATCCTATAAAAATTGAAAAAATAAAACATAATCCTGAACGAGTTACATGGTATCCTTATAATCCCTTATTTCATAATGAATCTAAACAAATAAATGAAGAAATTGAAATAAATAAAGAAAAATATTTAAAATATATAAATAAATGTTTTAAAGAATGTTGTGAAGAATTAAAAATCCCTCAACCTAAGTTAGAAATTATATATGATGATTCTTATACTAAACAAAATAAAAGTTATGGAGGTTATTCTCCATTAGAAAACAAAATATATTTAGTTATTTATGGGAGGAACTTAAAAGATTCTTGTGTTACTTTATCCCATGAGTGTAAACATGCCGAACAAAATTATAATAATAGATTAACACCAGAATCTGGGGAAGATGGAGATGAATTTGAAAATGAGAGCAATGCCTTTGCCGGTAAATTTCTAAGACAGTTTGGGAGAAATAATCCCGAAATTTATTTCATGAGATATAATTAAATTTCATGTTTTTTAATTCTCTATCAATATTTATAATAAATATATTATTATGAGTATTATAGGAATATATAAAATAATTTCTCCATCTGGAAAATTATATATAGGAAAAACTAAAAATTTTGAAAATAGAAAGAAACAATATCAAAATTTAAAATTAAAAAATCAAAGAAAATTATTTTATTCATTTCAAAAATATGGATATATAAATCATAAATTTGAAATGATAGAAGAATGTAAGTATGATAAATTAAATAATAGGGAAAAATATTGGATAAAAAAATTAGACTCTGTTAATAAAGGATTAAATTTAACTTGGGGAGGAGATGGAGGTATTCAGTCTAAAGAATCCGAAGAATTAAGAAGATTAAATTCCATATTACCTTTATATCAATATGATTTAGAAGGTAATTTTATTAAAGAATTTAAAGAAGGTGCTGGGGAAGCCATAAAAGAAATAGGTAAAGGTAACCCAAATAATATAAATGATTGTGCTAGAGGAAAATATCATTCTACTTATGGGTTTAGGTGGAAATATAAAAAAGATGTAGAAAATAAAAATAAACTCCCAAAACTAAAATCTAAAGATAATGGAATTAGATATTTATTATATAAAGATGATAAATTTATTAAAAGATTTAAATTATGGAAAGATTTAACTAATTTTGGAATAAATGTTCATACTATAAACAAATGTTTAAAATCCCATAACAATGAATTTACCAACTCAGGAGATAATATTAAATATAAAATCATGAAAGAATATATTAATGAAAAATAGTTTATTTAAAATGCTTTTCGAAAATGAATTAAAATAGATGGAGTCTATATATATTTATTTTAAAATATATAATGAATAAAACTTGTATAAAATGTAATATTTCTAAAAATATTTCAAATTTTTCAAAAAATAAAAATCAAAAAGATGGATATTATTATTATTGTAAATCATGTAATAAAAATATGATTCAAGAAAAAGATTGGTATAAAAATCAATATCAAAATAATAAAGAATACCGTAGAAATTGGGAACGAAATTATTACAAAAATAACATTAATTATAAATTAGCTAGTAATTTAAGATGTAGAATAAATAGCATTTTAACAAAAACTAGAACTTATAAAAATAATAAAACATTAAATTATTTAGGATGTAATTTAAATGAATATAAAAATCACTTAGAATCAATGTGGGGAATAGATATGGATTGGAGTAATCATGGAATTTTATGGGAAGTAGATCATATTATTCCTATTTCTAAATTTGATTTAAGTAAAGAAAAAAATTTATATATTTGTTTTAATTTTAAGAATACCCAACCTTTATATAAAAGTTATAATAGAAGTAAAAAAGATAAAATTATATGATTTCATTAAGTAATTTTTTATTTGAGAATAATCAAATATATAGTATATACATAGATATGGATGGCGTATTATGTGACTTCGAAGAAAGATTTGAACATTTTACTGGTATGCATCCCCAAGAATATAAAGAAAATGCCATATATCAATATGGTGAAAAAAAAGGATTAGAAAAATTTTGGGATATCATAGATAATCAAGTCGGAATAAGATTTTGGAGAGGAATGGGATGGATGCCTGAAGGTAGAGAATTGTGGGATTATATTAAAGATAAAACTCCAATTTTATTAACATCCCCTTCTAGACATGATAATTCTAAAGAAGGTAAAACATTATGGGTTAAAGATAATCTAGGTAATTACCCTATTGAGTTTAAAAGGGCTCAAGATAAATCAAATTTTGCATCACCTACATCTATATTAATAGATGATAGGGAGGATACTATAATGAGTTGGAAACAAAAAAATGGTATTGGTTTTTTATATAAAAACAACACACAAGATATAATAAGAGAACTTCAAAAATTAGGAATATGATTTGGTGGATATTAGGAGGAATATGTATAATAATTGGTGGATATTTTATATTTAAAAAAATAAGATCCATATATGGTGAAGCGAAATACGGAAAAAACAAATATTAATGAAAGAAACAGTTTTAAAAAAAGAATTTAAAGAAGCAGATATTCAAAGGCTAAGAAATTTAGTTACGGGGAGGTATGGAGAAAAAACTAAAACACAAATTGGTTATCAAGGAGAAGACACAAAAAGGAATGAAGGAGATATTTGGGAAGAAAATGATAAATTTTGGACTATTGAAGACGGAATTAAAGTATCTGTACCTAAATTAGATGAAATAAGAAAAATTAGTCAATTACCTTTAAAATGCCCTAGTTGTAATAGTGCTTTTAATGATAATGAGTTAAATAAAAAAATGTATATTATCCATAAAATGTGTGCAGATTGCGTATTTAAAATGGAATCCAAATTAAAAATTGAAGGTAAATTTAAAGAATATAAAGAAAATATGATGAATAATAATAAAAATTCATTATTAGATGAATTTGATGATATTATTGATGAATATGTAGAAAAATTTAACACTTCATTTTATACAGAAGATGGTGATATGGAAACCTGGGTTGGTGGTAGTATAGACACAGAACATATTAAAAAATTAAAAGAATATATAAAAATCCAAAAAACGGAAAAAATATAAATATTTATATATAAATATCACAATGAAGAAAACTGCAAATATCCTAAAAAAGGAATTATTAAAAAAACTTAATGAAAATTCTGATAATATTTCAGAAGAAATGATTACAGATCAACCAGGAATAGACTATAATTTAGATGACCAAATTGGTAATATTTGGATTGTTAAAAAAGCTATGAAAGAATCCACAGAAGATGACTTATTACAAGAGACAGATATATGGGGATTAGCAGAAATGATAAACCAACAACAAGTATCTAAAGCAGACATTCATGGTATATATCAAGTCGAAAATAAAGCAAGAAGAATGTCTAAAAGACAAATTAATGAAAGAGATTCTTCCCACAAACAGACTTTAAAAGAAGCTGAAGGATATAGTTCAGATTTAGATAAAAAAATATCTGATATTAAAATGGAAATTGAAAATATCACCAGTAAAGGAATGGATGAACCAGGAATGAGAGATTCTGTAAGTTCTGATTTAGATCCTTTATATGCTAAACTTACTAAATTGGAAGATTTAAAAGATAGATTAGATAGTTCTATAGAAGCAGAAAAGCCAAAAAAAGATAAACCAAAAAAAGATGAAGATAAAAAGTAAATTATTACTAAAAGAATTACTATATAATTTACTAGAAGAAATTACTGAATTCCAACCTGGTGATGAAGTTATAACTCCTTTAGGTGGTGGTTCTGTACTTTTGTCTAAACATCCATATTATTCTATAAAACTAGATTCTAATGGGGTTACTAAACCATTTCATGTTACTAAAATAAATAAAAAAGGTGGTGAATTTGGTAAATATGATATTAATGAATCTGAACAAGATGATATAATATTGTTAGAAGGGATAATGATATGTAATACTAAAATGATTAAGTTAGGAGATTTATTATCCGATATTAGAAGCATATTAGGAGTTACTATAGTTAGAAGCAATGATATATATGATAATAGCGAATATAGTAATGAAAATTACAAAACCCAATTAACTATTAAAATAGATCCATACCCGTTTAATGAAACTTCAGAAGAAGATATTAAAAAATATGTTTCAAGAGAAATATTAAAAATCGATAGTGTTAAAAGTTTTAAACCTACAACACAAGATTTATCAGTTCCTAAAACAACAAATATAATTTCTCGTCCTGTAAAAAGTATGGATGATTTACAGGAAAAAAAATCATTTAAATTCAAAATCTCTGAGATTAAAGTAAATAGACCAGGTAGTATAAATACATTTAAAGAATATATTACTGAATTAAATAACTTTTTTCATAAAATATTTCCTAGAGTTAAGCAAGAATGTAATACAGAAAACGGACTCACCCAAGAAACTATTGATATTATATATAAAAATATGGTAGATATAGATAAAAGAACTTCATATGATATTTTAGTGGAAGATTGGTTTAGAGAATGGATAAATAGTTATGTAGGGGCTAAAGGTACATTCCCTTTAAGATCTTCTGGAGGTTTTTGGTATGGTTTGACAGAAAC